CCCTCACGGGGTCCACTAGTGGATCAGTCCACTATTGATTCTACCATATTTCGGATAGAATCTGCCTTTTCACACCAGTAAGGAGACTAACGCCATGACGATAAATCCTCCAGAGGGGTCTCGGTTAGATACCCGCGGCCTACCTGAAGGGTACGATCCTCATGAATTTTATGAGTATCGTCATGATACGTTAGTACAAAACGCAACTGGTATTGAGAGTTTTATCTATAAGTACATTCCTTGGAAGTACCTTAAGTCTTGGGCAATTGCCCTCGACCCAACGGCACCTTTTAAGGTTGCACCTCATAGTATAACTCCTGAAAATAGAAAGCGCAAGAGAACCGTTGATTCAGTTTTGAATGATCGGTTCTTTTATCGGAAGGGCTTCAACTATAGTTGGACACAGACCGCTAATTTTCGGAATATGTCCGGTTGTAACTCTACCGATAAGCCTGACTATTATCAGTATCTCGATGAGAGTACGTCGCCTGCTGCGAAGCAGGCGCCCCTCACTGATGAGATCATCGATACTACGAGTCGGACTCGTCTCGTTGGTAGTGAGCAAGGTACGATGAGATTCTTCAAATCGTACATTAACTCACCCCCGCGGGAGATTCGGACTCTATCGAGTAACCGTGACTTGTACAATGCAATCACTGGTCCTGGTTGTGCCGCCGCTGGCGGTACAGCCACTACGGACCATATTGGTTGGAGCGAACAAGTTCAACGGTTTTACCCGACAGCTGCGACGTTCGGCCAATCAGGCCTTGATAACCTACGCATCCAGGAATATGCATACTTGGATAGTTTAATATCTAAGAATGCCGTTTCCATGTTCAAAGAGTGGTCCCCTAACAAGAGGTCCTCTACTTTGTTTCGGAATATCGTAGAGTTACGTGATATCCCTCGGTCTATTGCATCACTGCGATCGACCTTGGGAGACTTACGAAGTCTGTATACTTCATTGTCGTCTGGAACTCTTCAAAAGGTTGTTTTTGACCTCAAGAGGACTTCCAAACACATACCGGATGAATACCTAAGTTTTCATTTCGGTTGGAAACAGACTTACAAGGATCTGATGGACCTGTTGGCTCTACCGGAAGCTCTTTCTAAGAAATACTCATTTCTTATTAAGCGCGCCGGCAAACCAACGACTTTCAGGATCAAGAGGAATTTTCCCTCTCGCCTGTCAGTGGGCCTCCCCTCCTTTTCGTACGGTGAGACGTCCCTTGAGTATGGTATTCTCACGGAGACGACGCTGGAGAGAGAAACCGAAGTTCGCCTTGTTATCAATGCGAATTTCGACTTTCCCCCGCTAAACATCATCTCTTTTCGATCAGGGTCTTACCTTGATCGAATTGGCCTTGCTCCTCGTCCTACGGATTTATACAATTTAACTCCATGGACTTGGCTTATTGATTGGTTTACCGGACTTGGTTCATATGTCGAGTTAATCGACAATATGGCCAGGGACGATTCACTAATCAATTGGGGTATGATTACCGCTAAAACTGACGGTAAACTTATCACAAGGCGTACGTCTAAGGCGGATAGCGTGCACAACTTCTGGATAGATAACGTGGCACAACCGGTACAGAAAATTACTGTACCTTATAGCCATTCATCTATCCTTAATTTCGAATGTGAAATTCGAAAGGATGCTGCTGCTGCGCTAAGTGTGAAAACTACTGCTGGTCCGATACTTAATGCGTACCAGCAATCCATCCTAGGTGCTATTCTTGCACAGAGGAAGGGAAGTTTTACTCCTAGGTCATGATGATCTAGGGGCTCATTCATATTTCCACAAGGAGACGTCTTATGTTGCCTGATCCCGTCACTATTACTGCCGCTTCGCCTACTCCTCAGCTTGTCTTCGCTGTTGTGAAGCAGGACGGATATGGTTCTGAACGGAAAGACACTGGTGGTAACGGTTATACCGTTATCACCAATCATTCCTATCAGAAGGGCGGTGGCGATAAGCACTACGTTCAAATGACGCAGACGCTTAACGCTACCGATCCATATAGCGGATTGACTAAGAAGCAGACTGCTTCTGTGTCAATTACCATCGTACGTCCGGCCTTCGGCTTTACCGATGCGGCAATGATTGCCCTCGCTAAAGCCTTGACCGATTACCGCGATGATTCGGAAGTGACAACTGCGAAGCTCCTGCAGTTTCAGTCGTAGAAGCTATTAAGGGATTACAATAATGCGATCCCGTAGCATTTACGATACTGATCTTGCAGTGTCGCTTGTGATTCGAATTGCGTTGTACGCTGCTATACTAGCGGTTATACCGTTCGTGTTAGCAGGCTGTTCAACGAAAGAAGGACCACAGGGCGGTCGGTTTAATGCGACTGCCTCCGCAGACTACCAGCAATTACCAGCTGGCGGATCAAGCGATCAGACTCGGAATCCGTTACCTCAAAGAGGTGCAGATGAAAAGTCCGATAGCTCTCTTACGAAGCCTCCTATCTGATATACGGAGGCTGAATCCTGGTGTGAAAGGCCTCGATCGTGATATCATCACGATCGAGAAAAGGTTCGAAAACGAAGGCTATGGCTTCCTAACCATAGCCTTACCTGCCTTAGATGCAGCACTAATCTTAGGGCTGTCATCTGGCAAGTTTACCTGCCCCATTGGCTTTAAAACTGTCAAAGGGGGAACAATCCCAAGACTTTTCTCGGGTATGTTCTGTAAGGTTTTCGATCCGTTCACTGGCTTACTTGTAGAGGTACCTGACTTAGGTACACTTAAGGATCTTAGAACAATCCTTATGCTCTTCAAGAAAACTCAACTATCTGTCGAAGATGAAGAACTTCTTCATCAGAAAGCAGTGAACGAGTTTTACCTGTGTGATGAAGTTGCAAGTACGGTTATAATCCCGGACAGGCATCATCATCTCATTGGACGTGTCAGTAAAATGCTACTCAACACCCTCAACTTTAAGGATGTCGAAAATGCACGCTACCGACACGGGCCAGGAGCCGTTAAAGAAGGTTACAAAGCGAACGAGAAATACGCCGCTTTGTTCGAAGCCGTCAGAAGTGACGACTCCGATCTCCATAGATGTGGACTCTGGGGGTTCAGCGAGACAACCCGTCTCCCTGATACACTCATGGAACCATCTAAGGGAGTACATGACCGAACTCGAGGTCGCAGAAGTGCGGCATCGAAGGTCTCTAGGTTCACAATACTACCTAGAGCAGCTCGGCTTGTTCCCCTAAACATTGGAGATTCCAACGATAACGGGACCTCTAGAAGCAGTGCCCGACTGATTTCCGTTCCGAAGAATTCTTCTTCGCGACGGACTATTACGGTTGAGCCCATGTTGAAACAGTTTGTCCAACAAGGTCTCAACATTCTACTTCGGGAAAGTATTACCGAGTGTAGAATCTTGCGTAACTGTCTAGCACTATCCGACCAAAGCCTTAACCAAAAGTTAGCTCTGGAAGGATCCCTTCACGACAACTGGGCAACCATCGACCTAAAGTCTGCGTCAGATTTATTGAGCGTTCAGCTCGTTAAGTCTGTATTCAGACATCATAGTCCTTTCTTGGACTATATGATGGAGTGCCGTTCTCCCTATGTGGAGTGTGGGAACAAACCCACACTTACTTTAGGGAAATTTGCCGGGATGGGGAACGCTCTAACATTTCCAGTACAGTCCATCTGCTTTGCCGTGGTAGGCATCGCAGCTATCTTGGATAGTCAGGGTAAATCCCCGACTTACTGGAGTGTTAGGCGCGCTTCTAGGCATATACGAGTATATGGTGATGATATCATCATATCTTCTCGTTATGCTCACCAGGTTGTGGACTGGCTTCATGCCGTTGGTTTGAAAGTCAACGTCAAGAAGAGCTTCCTTACTGGTAACTTTAAGGAAAGCTGCGGTGTCGATGCGTATCGAGGGGTTGACATAACTCCTCTTTACATTAGACATCGTCCAGATCAAGTCGAGGCCATTCCTAACGTTATTGCCGG